AGTGCCTTCAATACGTTGCAAAACTACATTGTAGTCTCCCGCATCTACAGAAGCGTCTGCTGTTGTAGTAGTTGCTTTTAAAGAATATTTAAAATCATCAGGAGCGTCAGCAACTTGTTGAAAGGACATTGCCCCAGCAGATTGCTCATACACTCTCCATCGGTCTAATGTGTATCCTGAGGTAGTAGTAACAGCAGCACCGAGATTCCTCTGGTCAATAGTCATTGCACCGTTCATAATCTTATTCTTACCGACTACGTTAGCTGAGTTAGGCGTGACTCCATTGATGGTTGCTGTGTTACCTGCACTGGCATCTGTAATTGCATTGACTGCGATTGTACTCATAATTATAAAGTTCCTACTATCTATTGATCTCCAAATCCCCAAACATAAATTCTTTCATAGTCTTGGGGCGAACCACCGTTGTCATAACACCTTACCTCAATAGTGCCTGATGCCATAGTGCCTACATTCCAATATCCCGCAGCAGTTAATGTTGCTGACCGTTGACCTGACATACCTACGCAATATTCTGCACTAGAAAAATCTGTATCAATATTTACAGTAAGAATTCCTGTGCCAGTATCAGTAATACTAGTTACGTTGTAGCTTGCTAAATTTGTGACAGTTCCAGTTTGATCTACTTTTATCCAAAACTTTGCAAGGCTCTTGTCATTATTAGTTAATAAAGTTCCAGCTTCATCAGGTAACGTCAGAGTTCTATCTGTATTGCTATTAGGGGCAGCAATGGTAAAGTTACCTGTCCCACTAGCATCTCCCTGAATAACAACATTACTCATTACATATTCTCCACAACAGTTTTAAGTGCGTCTAAATCCGCAGCAGCATCAATGTCAGTCTGAACTGTTTCGTACTTAGTCCTGATAGCAGCTCTAGCAGTCTCAGCAGCATCTGCATTAGCGCTGGGGATTTGCTTAGATATAACTTCATCATGTGGCTTAAACTCTTCAGCACGATTAGCTCTACGCATCTCATGTGCAATAGTCTTAGCTTTAGTTAAATTAGTTACAATCGGCATTATGAATACTCCCAAGCATTTCTAAAAGTTCTATCACTAGGGATGTCAGCTACATCAACAATCTGATACTCTTTGCCAGTAGGTACATCCTTCTCTGCGATCTGTTCTATTGTTAAACCACAGTTAGGAGTAGGTATCATGACTGCAACTCCTCCGTCATCTGTGGGATATATAATTCTTTTATCCATTATTGCTCCTTTTGGTTCATTTGGTTTACCTAAAGACTATTACATGAACTTCGCCAGAATCGTAATAATTTGTAAAATCATTAACTGTTCTAATTTGCAAAGCAGTTGTTGTTTTGGTGTTGTCTTGATCGTATACAACTGCTCTTGCTGCACCATCTCCAACTTTGTGACCTTGCATACTAGCTAAAGCGTAATTTGCATCTGCTAAAGCATTAGTAAAATTAATAGTGTAATTTGCTGTTCCGTTATCAGTAATACTTGATACATTAAATGATTCTCTAATAGCAACTGTTCCAGTACCATCAAAGTTAACCCATGCCTTTGCAACACCAGAGTTTACATCGCTATGTAAGTCAGCAATAACAACTGTGCCATCTTGTATAAGATCTACGCCTGTTGTTCCGTTGAGTTCTAGTGCCATTTAAATAATCACCAGCCTTCCTCCAGTGGGTACTGTAACCGCCACACCAGAATTAATTGTAATTGGACCTGTACTCATTGCATTAGTGTTTGAAGTTAGTGTGTAGTTAGTAGTAACTGTTTGTCCATTCTCATAGAATACTTGGTCAGAACCTCCACCTGTAGCTCCACCACCGCCACCAATAGCACCCCATGCAGAACCATCGTAGCCCTCAAAGGAAGTATCAGTTGTGTTAAATCGTAAGTTACCTGCGCTGGGTGATCCGTTTCTCTGTGCTGTAGTACCTGCTGGCATAACAGCAGAGCCTGTAGCAGATGTCTTAGATACTGTTGTAGCAGGTTGAGAAGCACTGTCTGCTAATGCTCCTTGTGCAGCAGTAGCGTAATCTGCTGAATCAAATGCTTTAACTTGTGCTAGGTTAGTAACTTCACTATCCATCAACGCACCAGCAGCAGTTACGTTAGTTGCATCTGTTACGTCAGCACTAGCTTCTATACCGTCTAGCTTTGTGTGATCTGCGTCAGTAAATGCGTTAGTGTCTGCATTACTTTCGTATGCTGTTTTAATCTCTGCAGCACTTTGGTCTGCTGCTGCATTGGCTTCTATACCAGCTAACTTAGTCTCTTCAGCAGTTGTATATGACGCTGTAGTAGCATCAAGTACAGCAGAGTGTGCTTGTACATCAGAGCCTATAGCTAAACCAAGATTAGTTCTTGATGTGCTTGCACTTTGAACATCAGATAAGTTATTAGACGCTAGTAAACCAGTACCACCTGTAGCAATAGACTGCCACGCAGACCCTGTGTAGGTCTGCATAATATTAGTTGTCGTATTAAAATATAACGCGCCAGCTAAAAGTGCGTCACCGTCATTATCAGTAGACGGGTCAGATGACTTAGCACCTAAGTACCTGTCATCAAAATCATCATAAGAGGCTGCAGCAGCAGTAGCTGAACTAGCAGCAGATGTAGCAGAAGATGCAGAAGATGTAGCAGAACTAGCAGATGCTGTAGCAGAACTAGCAGAATTAGTTGCTGAGGTAGCAGCAGAAGTGGCAGAAGAGGACGCAGCAGAAGCAGATGCAGCAGCTTCAGCAGCCTTTGTAGATGCTACACTAGCTTCATTAGCAGCATCTGTTGTGGCATCTCCTGGTCCTCCTGCTCCTCTAAATATAGCCATTATACGTCCTTACTTAGTTGCAATGTACATCGTGACTTCAAAACCAAATCTCATCTCAGTGTATTCAGGCTTAGTCCACATAGTGTTTCCTTTGTCGTAGTTTAAGTAGTTCTTGTTTTTTGTGGTTATCTAATTCACGCTTACGGCAGAAGTCTTGCCAAGTCATAACACCCTCCAATAAAGAAAGATGCGTTCCTTCGGTTTCCCTACTTCCGTCCTAATGGATGAACGAGAATAATAAGACTCCCCAAGCCTTGTGAGCCTGGGGAGTTATCTGCTTAATTAAGCAGGAACAGCTAGAGCAACAGCAGAGCTATCACGCAACTCAGCTACACCGTAAAGCATATCTGATGTGAATAGCGTACCGAGGTACTCTTGCTTGTACTGGGTCTGAGAACGTACACCCATCTGCTCCGCAAGAACAAAAGCGTCCTTGTGTGCAAGTAGACAAATACGGTCAGCACCAGAGCTTCCAGCACCGTTATCAGCATTAGTTGATACATAAGACATTACACCATATATATCACCAATTAATCCGTTACGGATTGTGTTAGCTGAACCTTGCTCACCAACAAATGCTTGCTCAGTAAATCGAGCAATACCCATAAGAGTATTTCTTGTTGATGGTGGGACAATCATACAACGATCTGTCATTGGTACGTCAGCATCATCGAGTCGCTGGATAGAACGTCTGATACCTGCATCAGTCAACGCAGCAGCGTTAGATGATGAACTGTTATAGACTGTTGTACCGTTAGAGCCAATGAAAGCGTTAGTGGTTGAAGCTGCTGTAGAGTAAGCAGTACCTGAACCAACTGCTCGACCAAGCTGAATCAAGTCAGTATCAACTTGTTTAGCTAGAGCGTAACCAGCGTCATCAGTGTAGAACTTACGCAAAGAAGCAAGTGCCTGTGTTTCTACGATGTCCTCAATCAAACGTGAGTACTCGTAGTGCTTGTCGATAAGAACTTGCTGTTCTGTCTCAGTTGCTGCAATCAGTGTAACCTGAGTTGAAGCTGCTTTAACAGAAGCAGAACCACGAGTAGGCTTCGGAATGTGAAGCGTATCGCCCTTCTTACCTTTGAAAGACATCTTGCTGAACATGTTTGCAGCAACAAGATTAGCCTTATATGCTGCGATAATTTCGTCACTCCAAATCTCTGGGATAAACTTATCCGCAGTAGTCTTGGTGACATGATTAGAACCTAGTGCCATTTTTTATTTCCTTTCAATTATTTGACACGTCCCTCCGCGTATGCAGCCATAATTTCATCTGACATAGCTTCGTAACGTGCGGGATCACGTAAACGTAAGTTAATGAGATCAGCCCTTCGATAAGTTTTTCGTGAAGACGGTGCAGGTGAACCAGTATCTACAGCAGCAGTTTTTAAACTCTGTTGTGTTCCTTTCTTTGATTCAGCAACTAACTCAGGACTAGAAGTTTCTTGAGGTTGGCTTGGATTCATCATGTTCCAAGTGGAAAGTAATTCAACAGCAGACTCATAATCAAACTGTGAATGCGCTTCAGTAAAAAGTCTAGTTCTTACTGGTGACGCTTTTATCCATTCAAAAAACTTAGGGTCTTGCGTTATCTGATTAAGGTTAGGAAACTCTTGGTTTAAACGCTGAGTTACCTGTTGTTGCTTAATAGACTGGGCTTGTTCCCTAGCCTCAGCAATAGCAGGATGTTTTTCTACAGCCTGGTTTACAGCATTTACCGGATCAGAAAAATAATCAACTTCTGTCTCTTCTTCTTTTGGGGTTTCAACGGCTTTCTTTTCTTCGAGTTGTCGTTTCAAAAGTTCGTCAGCTAGTTTTCTAACTTCGCCAACTTCTTGAGCTTGTCTGCTGTTGAGCTTTTCTAACTCTTGGTGCATCTTAGCTACGTCTTCAAGAGACTTGCCTCGATACTTTTCAGGTAACTCTTCTTTAGGTTTCTCCTCTACAGCAGGTTCTTCTACTGCTTGTGGCTCCTCTTCTACTTTACCTAACTCTTCAACTTCGCTAAACTCAATATCTTCTTGAACCGGTTCTTCAAATGTAGCCATATAGTCTCCTGTCACGTTTGTGATTTTAGGAATTAAAAAATATCACCAGACGCTAACCCTCTCTGCGCTTGTTGGCGATTCTTGTTGCTTCTTCGTGCTTCCTAGCCCAAGCATCTGCAGCAGTAGGAAAATCACCAGTGATTCCCTCTAGTGCAATACGTGGTGCTGAGATAATACGAAGAGACATACATTGACAAACAGGACACTCAATAGCGTTTATCTCTGAGTCAATATATTCTTCTGTGATGTGACCTTCACCACACCTAAATTCAAACATTCTTTTACTCATTGTTAAGTTGCTCCCAGGCTTCTTCAGAAAGTTTCTTGAGAGTTCTAATCCAATGTAGAACGTCTAGCTGTCCTTTACGAAAGTTTAAATCTTCAAGGCTTTGTGTAGCCATCAAATTATTTCTTTCGTCAATCATTACTTCAACATCTGCCAACAAATCTTTGTAACCTTTTGTTGACATCATATCGAATCTTGCTTCATAATAATCTTGGAGTTCTTTATCCAAAGCGGAGTTCTCCTGTTTATAGTTTATTAACTAATATATTATACCATACTTTTGGTTATTTGTCAAGCGTTATTTTGTTTAGCTTGCATTTGCATATTAACTATCTTTTCATTAGAATCAATAGTTCTTTCTTTAAGAATCATTTCAGCAGTCTTAACACGTTTGTCAAACTCATTCTTATCTTTAGTATTAATGTTAGCTGTAAGTGTTCTAATTAAATCAATCTTAGCTTTATCATCTAATAGTGATGTTTCAGTCATTAGCTTCTGCGCTCTAGCTTGTGCCTCTTGTGCATCAGCAGCAGACTCTTGCGCCCTAGCATTCAACTCATTAGCCTGAGCCTGTACTAGACCCATCTGTAGTTGAGCTTGTTGCTGCTGCATCTCTTGAGCCTGTGGATCAGGTTGTGACATTTGATCTAACTGCATAACTAGTTGTTCTTTATTCATTAAACTAGAAGTACCTATAATACTCTTTAATAAAATAGGAACAATAGGTGAGTCAGGTCCAAGCGTTTGCATCAAACCAATAAGCTGTTGCTGTTCGTGTTCTTTAGCAATAGCACCAATAGAAGAGAACGTAGTAAACTTAAAGTCTTGCATTGGGTAACGGTCAGGATCAAACTGCATATAACGATACGCAACCTTCTTGACCATTGGTATGATGAAGTCATCCTGAAACGATGCCATTGCCACACGATTCTTCTTGACAATAGCAGACATAGCTAACGACATACCCATACCGTTATTCTGTCCTCCTCCTGCTGCACTCTTGACCAACTCTGCCGAGTCTAGTGTGCCTGTTGCTTGTAGCAGCATTGCTTCAAAACCTTTTGCTGTTTCATAGTTAGAAGCATCCGTACTTCCGAATTTAAACGGTTGTAAGATTTCTGCAGGATTGCCATTAGTTAGAATGTTTTTACCAGGTCTAACCTCAAACTTCATACCTCTCGGTAATCTTGTAGCATCAATACCCATCATAGGCGCAGTAGTTAACGCCAAAGAGTCCATGTGAGAGCGTAGCTGGGCATCAATAGCTTTTTGCATGTTGTACCCCTTCTCAACCGTTCCAACGCCATAGAAGAGTCCTGGACGTACCTCAGGTCTATATGCAATGATAGGTCTGTCTTCCATCATGTAAGGACTACGTTCTGCTTTCAGTAGTGTGCCATCATTAGCAATAACAACAATTGCTTCTACTAAACCAGATAGGCGATCCGCAGATGATTCATCAGGGAATAAGTCTACAACCTCTTCGCCTTCTTCTTCTATTTCTTCTAAGTATTCCTGTGGTACTAGACCATAGTAACGTATAATCTTAACCTTATCGTCTTCATAAGTAGTAGCTTCAATATGGCTAGGATCTAAATCGTCTCCTTCATAGTGAGGTTCAATATCTACCTTACGGTAAACACCAGACTCAATGCCTTGAACAATCTGATACATACTGACGTACTCTTCTACTGCAACACCCATTGAGTCATCAATAGCGTCAGCATTAGGATCAATCAGTAAGTTTCTTGGGTTAATAGGCTTGACTTTTACTGCAACTTTTTCTTGCTCGGTAACACCAACAGCAGCCATACCTTGTTCTCCAGGCATAGGCTGTGTTGTTGGAATACGTTCCATTTCAGTCTTAACTAAAACTTCACCTACACCAGTACCATATATCTCTGCTAGTTTAACGATAGAACTAACGTTGTTTATGTATGAATTATTGTGCGTATCTTCTAACAGAAGAGCTTGCATCATTTCAACATCAGTTCTATCTTGATCTAAACCGTCATCAGTTATTTCAAACAGTTTTCCGGATCCAGCAAAGCCTTCCATAGTTTCCGCAACCCTGTTATCAACAGCTTGACGGGTAGCAGGACTAATGATTTTACTACGCTCACTGTCCCTTGTACGATCTTCCGCGCTCCAAACTCCATAGTATATCCTTTCATATTCGTCCCACTTTTCTTCATAGTTAGTGTCCCTCCAGTCTCTCCACTTGTCACAGTGGTCAACAATAAAAGATACTAACTCCTTATCACTCTGAGTTACTTCTTCTTCCTCTGATGTGAATTCTGTTTCTGCGTATTGTTCAGCCATATTAATATCCTGATATAATGTCTAAGGGTTCGTAATCATCAAAATCATCTTCAAAGTACACTGCTGCATTAGCTATGTGAGCGATAAGACTCACTGAATCAACCATGTCATCATGCACACCAGTAGTAGGAAAGTTTAATAACTCATCTTTAAACTCTCTTACCCAGTCACCATCACAGAGTTCTACCTGCTTATGCTCAAACCTACCCTGCAACGCACCTACAACTCTGTCTACTTTACTCTTATTGCCTAGTCGTATTTCTTCTATTCTTGGATACACACCTTGCTTTAACATCATCTCTGTTAGATAAGGTGTTAACGCTCGCATCAAAGAACCTTTTTCTATTCCAATTACTTGAATGTCGTATAATCGGACATGATCTAGGATTCTCTCGCATACTTCTTTAATATCCCACCTTCCTGCATCAACCTTATCTACCCACCACTTGTTGTCATCACCTACCTTGACAATAGCTATAGACGTTTGGTCTAGGTACTTCTTCTTATTACTGGCTTGCTTCGATACGTTCTCAAAACCTGCCAAGTCAACAGCCATGTAGTAAGTACCATACTCTGGCTCATCATCTTTATCCTTTACTACCACCCAGTCTTCTTTAAATATCTCTGACTGTGGTGCTTCAAAACTAGCCATGAACTCCTGTCTGAATGCAAACGTAGACATGGTGTTCTTTGCTACTTCAATCTCTTCCTTCTCTAGCAATGGGTTATCAAAGCTAGTAAAGTGCCAAGACTTCCAATCTTTAGTCTCTGGTTTTTCACTCCTACCCATCTTGTAAATGTCGTAGAAGTGGTTACGTCCCTTCGGTGTACCAATAAATATACAGTGACCCTTCAAGTCAGCTAACGCTGGTCTAAGAATCTGCTCAAACACTGTAGGTTTAATATCTGCATACTCATCGAGTACAACAAACTTTAAAGCTACACCTCGCATTGTCTCTGGTCTGTCTGCTCCTTTTAAAGATACAACAGAACCATTAATCAATGTGATCTGCATATTGTTTATGTGACTACTGGCTATGACTGGATGACCTAACTCCAGTAGTTGTTGCCACATAATGTCCCTAGCCTGTTGCTGCGTAGGGGCTATATACCACACATGACCCTTCTTTGCTTCTAACGCAGAAACAATTAGTTTCCACGCTGCTAACATACTTTTACCTGTCCTACGACCAGCAGCTATAACTTTAAATCTTGAGTCATCTGTCCAGACCTCCTGTTGCCAGGGTAGTAAACTAATCTTCAGGTCTGACATCTACGGTCTCAAACTCCACATCAGTGACTTCTTCTACTACTTCAGCCTTCTTATCACCTACCATTGATATTTGTATGTTAACATTACCTCTTCCTGCGTCCTTACCTTTCTCAAAGTAGGACATTGGTAGCACACGATCAATACACATCTTTAAACATGCTACCTGATCTTTGTCTTCATCATCTAATGCCTTCTTGATGATAGTATTTATTACTGTTTCACCACTAGTTGCTAACAATCGTGCATGAAACTCTTTGATTCTTGCAGCTTCACCTGGAGGTCTACCAACAACACCACGTTTCTTCTTAGCTTCAACCTCTGTTTTACGTGGTCTTCCTCTTTTTCTTTTTACAGGTTTATCTTCAAGGGTCAAATGATTATCCTTTATGTTATTAATTAATACTATGTAGTTAAAGACGAGGGATAATAGTAATAATAATTATAGTTTGCTCTTAGTCTACATAGTAGAGCAGTATTATATCATACTTTGAGGTATTTGTCAAGCATTATTTGCATAGGTTAGTACTACTCGGAGACTTTTTTTGTAGGGGACACCTACTATTTAGTTCTAAATGAGCATTATCCAGACCATATCCTAACTTATTGATTCTAAATGTACATTCTTCTTATT